TTATTCGTTCCTCCCGTTCTTACCCCACACAATAAATCGATCCATTCGTTTCGTCGCCAAAATCCAGGCCATGAGCGTCAGTCCGATATCGAACATGAGCAGGAAGAAAGCCCATGTATAGATGCCAGCAGGCGTAAGCGTCTCCGGATTATCTCCGATCGCTTTGACGTATCGGTTCCAGAATCCCGTTGCCATCAGACCGGCCAGCGCGGACGCTACCCACACCACCGAAACCATGAACAGCCCGACGACCTGAACACGCAGCCTGCCGCCGAAATACTTGATCAGCGCGGGTACCAGATAAGCCAGCAAAGGAATCGACCAAACATAGGCAATGAGCAAGAAAATATCAAAGATCCGCATGTCGTCTCCCCTCCCTCTCGTGAGCAAATACGCTGTCAACGGTGTTTTCTTGGATCAATCGCTGCGCGCGTTCGTCCAAGTCTTCAAAGCGGCGTATTGCCGCTTTCGACTTCCGAATAAGCTCGTCTTTCTCTTGTGTTTTGCGCCGGCTGCCCGGCATCTTTGAAGCCAGCCATTTAAGCACCTCTGCCGCCTCCTCTCCGATCGTCTCGTAAATCCATTTGGATCGCGTCCAGTCTTGAGAGTATGGCTTCAATCGTCCGGCTGTCGCCCTCTACCTTCTGCACCAGCTTTTCCAGCGCGCCGGTCTCTTGGTTCGAAATGACCGCGGTCAAATCGACCACTTGCTGCTTATATTCTTTCTCGTACCAAAGGAATCCGATATCCCTGCGCGCAAACATGACCAATATTGCGAGCACAAATACCGTCAGTAAGGCAGAATAAACGGTCAAAGCACCGTATTTGTCGAACATGCCAGCGAACACGCCGATTTCACTCGACGCAAAACGCTGGAATTGTGCATTGTATTGCATCATTGCACCTTCACCTCCACTTCATCTTCTTCATCGGGACGCCTGCTGGCATGCCCAAAGGGAGGCTTTACTCTGATCTTTCCTCTTCGACTCTGCGCGCCCGCCATACCGTAAAGCAGGGGAAAGCAGGGGACGGCCGAAGCGATCAGCAATATCCCGGCCATCAGCGTGTTGTTGAACCACGCTTTGAATGCCCGGGTTGCCACTCCCTGTGTGTATGACTTGTGCTTTTTAAGCGTGTCGTACGTCTCCTTACTTTGCGGCGTGGGTTGGAAATCTCCGAAAGCGATCGCTTGGCTGCGTTCTACGGTGTAGCTTTCGAAGTCTGCTTTCGCGGATCGGTACGTCGCGGCATCGGTTTGCCAGTTCCACAAATAGAAGCCGGATGTGCCGAGAAACGAAAGCGCCCCGACCGCGAAAATAATTACTGCGACCCATTTTGCAAAAACCGAGGACCGCCCCACACAAACTCCCCCTCCCTTTCTTTCTATATGAAAAGCCCCGCCGATTAGGGCGAGGCTTGGGATTTAACGCGGGATGGTTCCGCGTACTGAACTGTTTCCTTCTTCCGCAAGCTCATTAATCCAAGTCTGCATTTCGCGGAGCTGCTTCGTTTTTTCGTCGTTGCCGATCGTCGTGTCATCCTGAATATCTCGCATCATGCTGCGGATATCAGACATACGTCCACTTACGTCGTTCAGGTACTTTCGGATATTGTCGTTGTACCATTCCGGAAGTTCGCGGTATTCACGATCGGCGTACGCTTGGTCAAGCTTTGTTTTGTAATCGTACAGCTCGTTGCTGATGTCGTTGCTATAAACCGGATCGACGGAAACTTGTTGTTCAAGCGCTTTGCCAAGTCCTACGCCCGGAGACGTAGCGGCCGTGCCGAACTGCCCGATCCATCCGGTATAAGCGCGAATGAGGAAGTCGGCTTTCTTCGGCGAGTTATCTGCAATCTTGCCGACAACAGGAAGTCCCGCCAGCGTCTCGCCCAACTTGGAAGTCTTCGCATCCTTTTGAAGTTCTGGGGAAAGACGTTCCAGGTACCCCGGTACGATCGGCGATCCTGCAAAGTTTTTGTTTGCACCCAGTTGCGTAAATGGTGCGGCAATGGTGTCGCCCAAGAGTCTGTCGGAAATGTCTGTATCCTTCGTCAGACCACTAATTCCAGGCGGTAGGAAAGCGACGCGAAGTTGCTCCATAAATCCGCGGAATGCTTCGTTTCCTTCGCCATCCAGCGTCCGCATTCCGCGTTCAATGACGTCGGAGAAGATCGTTCCAAGCTCCCGCGGCTTTGCAATTTTCCAGAACGTGCCGTCGCCTTTCGGGATATGGAAGTAATTGTCCTTTTCTCGGTCTGTAAGTTGCTGGTATGCGGGATCGTTACGATTCATCGTGTAGAGAACGGCTGTAGGAATAGAAAGGGATACGATGCCTTTCGCAATCGCTTTACCGCGGGTAGCCGGGTTTGCGTAAAGGCGTCCGAGTTGATCCAGACCTTGCATGGCGGCGTTGAAGTACGGGAACACCTTGTCAATGTCTCGTGCCAGACGACCTTTTCGTTTGAAGTTGACCGTTACGTCTGACGCTTCAAACAAGCCTTGCTTCGCGCTTCCGCCGTTCGCCATTGCCCGCTTGAACTCTCCAAGACGTGGCGCAGACTCTACCGCATTCATCACATTATCGTAAGCGTCATTAACTCGGCTGAGTTGGTTCAAGGGCCCTTTCTTCCCTACCAACTGCCGCTTGCTTTGAGCCAGAAGGTTGCGATCGGCCGATACACTGGAAGAGTGACCGCCTCCAATGTTTTTGTATGCTTGATAAGCTTCCCGATTAAACATGATATCGCCGATAGACTGCACATAATCGCCGAAGTACTTGAACGGATTGCTGGTCGTTTTCGACGACACATAGCCTTGCACGAAGTCCCGTGGAAGATTTCGGGTGAAGGCGAAGAATGGGTTGGAGCCGGTTGTGTACTTTTTGAAGAAATTCGTTACAGAACCAACCGTTTCAAGCAGCCAGCCGGAACCCTGCGGCCCCATTGCCGTCAGTGCTTCAAGGAACGGCTTATCGTTGATTTTCATGCGCAATGTATTCCCGTTCACTTGGACGCGCACGATGTTGTCGGTGTCCATCTTGAACACCTGCGTCCCTTTGTCGAAGTCACGACCAAGGTCAGCGACCAGAGCTTCCAAATCGTTTGTCGGAAGATTTTCGTCCTGCTTACGGATGATTGTCGCGAAGTCGGCGAAGTCGTCCGGATAGGTAGTCACGAATTTGTAGACCTGCTGCATCGTCTTGTTCCGTTGCGCGACTTTCACATAAGCGTCTACGTTTTCGATGATCGCTTCGACCGGGGAAATAATTTTCCGTTGCGATCCGGTTTTGCTGTATCCTTTGACCGGATTGCTGGTCGAAGCTACACCTCGCCCGCCGCTTCCAAAAGCATTGCCCGTCTTTTCGAGGTCGGAGAAATAGCGTTTATTCGGTACATAGAACGGATTTTCAGTCAACCAAGCGTCAGCCTGTTGACGTGAAATCATCCCGCTGTCGACCAACCAATTATCCACAAGCTGTTTTTGGAATTGATAAAGGTCGTTAGCTGCTTCCTGGAATTGCGGGAACTCGCGGTCATAGGCAGCGATTTTGTTCGCGGCAGTCTGAGGCGTCCAGTTCAATTGGTCACGGAATACTTTTTCTCCGCGGCCGGCGCGAGTAATGGCGTGTTTATTCAATAGGTAATCTTCGAATTTCACGTTCTCTCGTTGCGTCCGGATCGGCGCCAATACTTCTTTCAGCGACTTGCCAATGACTTCGCCGCGGGCGTCCACCATGCCGTTCGTGATGATCTGCCGTGCTGTCATGTCTGCGCCCCGGGAAGCGAGAGCCATTTTATATGGGCTTTCTCCCGCATCCAGTTTCCGGTCAAGCACACGCTCGATCGTTTTGTCTATCTTTCGTTGAATAGGCGAAAGGTCATCAATGAAGTTTTGATAAATCCGATCAGCAGCGGCGCGATAAGTTCCCGTATCCGTCAAACTGCGCACGTCTCGGTTGGCACGGCTGACGATCTGCGAGCGCGTGTCGTTGGTTGGAACGAAGTACGGATCTCGTCTACCGGTCCCGGCCACGATTCCCAATCCGTTGTCGACGTCCGGACCGAGCGTTATTTCTGCATTTGGAGCGGGCGCAGGTTCAGGCGTACGCAACGGCTGTGCCAACGGGTTTTCTGTTGCGCGCGGAGCCAGCGGACGGGCCAGCAAAGGATTTTCCGGTACAGACGAAGCGGCAGGCGTAAGACGATCCGGCAGGCGAGAAGCCGACGGCGTGGCTTCTGAAACCGGCGCCGCTGCTGGCGCTTGATTCTGCGCACGTGTGGTTTCGCGCTCCAAGCTTCCGTTATTTGCCCGCATACGCAATGCAGTAGGCGGATCAATCTGCATCATCGCTTCAACGTCGTTGTTACGAATCGCTTGCTCGTAAAGGAAATCATCATTAGGCGGTGCAGGCTCTGGAACCGTACGTTGTGGAGTTGGTGCTGCTGGAGTGTCAGGCGTTACTCTGTCATTCACGACGGTGCCGGTTGGACGACCTTCCACCAATGGAGTGTTTGTACGGGTGATGTTTGGTGCTGCTTCAACCGATTGGCGAGCCTGAGCATACAACTGCGCATTCGATGGAGCAGGACGCCCGGCGGCGCGTTCAACGTCAGCGGCAGAGCGCAATGCTTGGTACTCTTGCACGACACGCGCTCCGGTACGACTTGCAAGTAACTGAGACTCGCCGCCAAAACGATTCGCAGCGGCGGCAGCGCCTTCCGCGGTAGTCCGTGGCAACCCGAATGCGAATGGCGTTGCAATCGGATCTGTACCCGGCGCATTGACTCCGCGTTGTGCCGCCGCATTAAGCCGTACATCGCGTTGTCCAAGAGGAAGCGCAGGCTGTGCCGCTGGAGCGTCCGGCGTGCTACGGAATCCCGGCAGATACTTTTGTGCTGCGCGTCCGAGGAACGGTAACACGGCGCTGACTGCCGCGTCGCCTACACCGCCCAATGCTGCGCTGATGGCCGTATCTTGAATACGTTCAGGGATCGATTGGTTGTTCTTTCCGAATCCGGCCTCCGCCACTTCGTTTGCTGCTCCGTAAGCGCCACCTGCGAGCGTGCCTCGGACAAAGTTCGAAGCGATCGGGCCGCGTCCAGCGTTCAGGCTTTTTGCCAGCCCGCCCGTCAGGCGATAAGCTCCGGCATAAGGAACGAGCGCTCCGGCCAGTTCGGCGGTTGTGCCGACCCATGTTCCTTTCTGACGTTGTGCCGCGGCATCGACCGCATCTGTTGCCGACTTAGGTGTCATGAGGTATTGGGAACCTGGTATCTTCCGAGCTTGGTCAGCGAGGAACGGAGCTGCCCCCAGCGTCGCCGAATCGATCACATTGTTGCCGAAAGCCATAGCATCCCGAACAGGGGCGAGGTCACCGTTCAAGTTCTTGGCGATGTTCTCGTTGCTGTAGCTTTTGGGATTGAACAGATTCCCGATCGTATCGAAGAATCCGTTCTTTTGCGGCGCAGGCACAGCAGCGGGAGCGTTCTTTTGAGCCTGTGCTCTCGCCGCGTCTTCACGCACCTTCTTCGTAGCCCAAGCATCACGTTCAGCCTGCGAAGCGTTGGGACCAGGTTCCGGGCCTGCAATGTTTTGCTGGATCTGAGAAGGGAGGTTTCGGATAGCGGCAGCAGGATCTCCAATGTTCGGGATTTGAGTTTCGACTCGATCATCACGCTGATTTCTTTTTTGTTGCTGCGCAATTCCTGCCGGTGACAGAGTCAGCCCTAAGTTCGCACGTTCTTGATCGAGGAAAGATAGGGCTGTTGAGCTTGGATTAGCCTTCTTATCAAGACCAAGCCGTTTGCGTTCTTCTTCTAAGAATCCCATACCCACCCCTCCTTTCTACAATAATGAAATCGCGTCTTGCTCTTCTTTTTTGAATCGACCAAGAACGCCTGCGCGGATCGATGGCGATGAACTCTTGAAATACTTCATGCCATTATTGGCGCTGCGTTCTCGATAAACGGCGCGGATGATTTGTTCATCCGTCATTTTGTTGTTGATGCCTGCGCCTTTGAAAACATTCTTCGCTCCTCCCGGTCCATGCTGAACGGAAACGGAATACAGCACTTGTTGGAGAGCATTGGAACGTTTATTCACGTCTACACCTGTAGCTTTGGCAATGCTCTTGGCGGCAGGATCGTAATGCGATTGCTTAATGAATCCTTCTTCGGCGTCCTTCAAGGCTTGCCCCCCATTTTGCGCAGCTGCATTACGCCAAGCGGCATCAAAAGCATTGGATGCGATTTTCACGCCGTTAAAGACGTTAGCCAATGGATTGCCGGAACTTTTGAGGTAACTGAGGAATCCTGGCATCGTTCCCTGCGTAATCTGGTACGTGCCGTATGAGGCTCCGCCAATATCTCCCGGATTGCGTGCAATCGTTGACGGATTACCGGAAGACTCGTATTTCTTCGCCAAGTTCCCGATTGTGTTATTGGTCGGAGCCGCTGGTTTTTTTGGAACGTCGCCGCTCCATCCAAATCCGTACAGTTGGTAAAGTCGATATTGCTCGTATTCAGACAATTCAGACGTGAGGATTGCTCGTTTAACATCGTCGGGATTAGAAAGCTTTTTCTGTCCTGTAGATTTACCGTACTGATCGAGCACGTCAGCGTATTGCGCCACCCCGGACAAGTAAGACTGATTATAAGACTCAGCTGTCTGCCCTTGGTTAGCCGCTTGTTGATCCTGAGCCATACCGTACGCGAATTGATCCTGCTGCAATTCAAGCTGCGCATTAGCGCGGGCACTGTCTGCTTCGGATTGCGTAATCTGATTGTTGGTCACCAATTGATCAAGCGCATAATTCAGGCCGAAGCGACGCGTATCTTCATCAAATTGCGTTTGCCATTGGGAATCCGCAACCGAGTCGCGGACTTTCTGGTATGCGAACGTTTGCGACCATTGATCGTTCGAAATCGCGTTTTGATTTTCGACCTCGGTTTGCGTGCGATCGAAGCTAGTTTCACGGAACTTCTGATCGGCCCAACGGAGTGCTTCGTCGACGCCGGTAGCGCGTACGCGTTCGTTGAACTCCTTCACGAAGCTTTCTTCCGTGAAGTTTTGCTTCCGCGTCTCCATCCCTTGATTGAAGCTTTGGTTTTGGCCGGCCAGGTTTTGCGGTGCGCCGTTTTGAATCTGACGAAGATATCCACTCGGATCGCTCTGCGGAGTAAGCAAACGCCCAGACTGGTCGCCGTACCGAAGCGCGGTATCGACGTTGAACTGTTTGTTCTGAAGCGCCAACTGCTGGGCTTGGATCGTGGACGTACCCGCCTGCGAACGCTGTGCTGCCTGCGCGGATGTAACGTTCGAACCGAACTGCTTGGAATCCACGCCTGCCGCATCGAGCTGAGCGCGGTACATGTCGGCCTGCTTGCTGTAGGCGTCGCGCTGCTCTTTGGTGATGCCTTTCGCGGACGCCAACTGCTTGAGCGCTTGAATGTTCTGGATCGCTGTCTCGACCTCGGCCGTTTGCAGCACGCCGGTACGATCTGCCGTCGACAACCGGTTCTGGAAGTCCTGCTGCGCCAACGTGTTGTAATCGGTCGCAAGTCCGCGCTGATTTGTGAACTCATTCTGCCGCTGCGTGTCGTACATGTTCGCAAGGTTGTATTGGTTCTGGAACTGCTGGTTCTCCGCGTTCTGCTGCGCCTGCCACATCTGGAAGGCTTGCTGGTAGTATTGCGGCAGCATCTGCGTTTCCAGCGCGCCGTACGCATCTGCGGAGATCTGCGCCGCCCGGTCGCCGGTGATGGTGCTGTTCAGGATGCCGCGGCGGTTCAGTTCGGCCATCGCCGCATTCTGCCCGGTCTGAATGTTTGACTGCGCTGCCGCAAGTCCGGCCGCGTAGTTCGGGTCAGTGTTCCGATCGTATGCAAACGGTGTCTGCTCCCGCGTCGCGTACTGCTGCATCAGCTCCTGCAATTGCTGCTGCTGCGGGTTCTGCTGATTGAGCGTTTGCAGCGCCTGCCGGAACAAGTCCTGCGATTGCATGGTGTTTTGCTGCTGCTGGCTGACGATCGGCACGTAGTTGTTGAGCATGTTCGTCGGTGCCGCCGTTGCTGCCGGAATGATTCCGGTGTAGCCGAGGTTCTTTTGCAAATACTTCTGCTGTAAGCTAATGTCCTGTCCTTGTGCCTGTCGTTGTGCAATGACGTCCAGCGCTCGCTGCGTTTCCGATGTTTTGTAGCTCGGATCAGTCGCAAGGCGTTGCTGATTCGTCATCGCAGCAGCAGCATTCGGCGTACCCGCTACGCGCTGCACGCTCGGCAACGACGTTCGCACAGCGTTCCCGCCTGTCGCAACGGAAACCGGAGCTGTCGATGTTGGTGCGGGTTGTTTGATGATTTTGACCGCGGCTTTCGCAGCGGATCTTGGTTGTGCCAGTATTGCCATTAGCCTCCGCCTCCGATCTCGTCAAGGAATGTTTTTGTGAAGTTCCGTCGGTCAAGGTTGTTCAGGACAAAACTTAACTGCTCTGACAATTTAGAATAGGCAATCAAGAGTCGTTTAACATCCTCTTTCGGGTCTCCGGAAAGCTCCGGTACCCCGGGGGCTTTAAAAGTTGCCATGATCAATTCCCCCTTCGTGTAGTTTCAAGGATCAATCGATGGACTTTCACTCGACCGCTGCCTTTAAATCGGATACGGAAATAATCGTTAGGTCCGGGTCTGGTGATGAGCGGGATTCGCAGGATCCGGGCTTCTCCAGCACCGACCGTTGAAGTGTATACAGGGTTCCAAGATGATCCTTCTGGCCCCATCGCATAAGATATATCCAATGTCGCTGAAGGATCCATATCAACAACGGCGTATACCCGGTTGATGACTTTTTTGCGATTCTCTGTCTGTACAGAGAAAGGCTTCGTCCTGGCTTCCCAGAATATTTGTGAACCTTTATCTGTATATGATTCCGAGTTCATTTCCATAATCCCTGAGCCTGGACTTGCTGTAGGGGGAAGATACGACAGTAATTTCTTTTCATGCTTGTAATAGCTGCGGGGCAGCAGGCTGCTCCTCCACCACGTCCGGTTGCGAAGGTCGAATTTAAAACAAACGCTCGGCCAATTCTCTCCGCCCAAAGCCAACGAGATGTGAATGAATCTACCGTCACATCCCGCGCAACACGTTTTTGCGTATGCTGAATTGACTTGACGGATATAAGCTTCGATCGCCCTGCTTATATTGACCGGCGCCGATCCGCCGTCATATACATAAAAGCCGTCAGATGCGAGCCAATATAGTAATCCGTCATTGACCACAATCGTATCGGCCGATATGCAACCTACAGCGAAAGCCTGGCCAAGTTCGAAGTTGCTCGCGTCATCTCCGTAGAGCTTATGCATCGTAAAGCGTTTGAAAATAATCAAGCTGCCGCCAAACTCAATCATGCCGGTCGGCATTTCCCCGTCCTCAGTTTCTACAGCAATCTTGCCGGGGCCGGTGTAAATGTCCGATGTCGAGGACCAATCATCTCCTGCACGCAGCCCCGAGTAAGAAATCATATTGTTTTGGGTGCTGGCCAAAAACAAACGGTTACTGTGCGATGCTACAAAGGATTGATCAGGTGGTGCATCAGCAACTACAGAAACGGACGTGCCGTTGAATCTCTGTAACTTACCTGGCCCTGGTGATCCGGCCAAGATATACAAATACTCACCATCATAAAAACGCGAATGCGACCACCGTTGTGTGGGGTTGTCAGGAATTGTGTACAAGAAATTACCACCCTGAATAGGGATCATCCCCCCCTGCCCAAGCAGGTAATAACGATCTTTGTATACTACGATGTAGAAGCTGCCGGATCCAGACAACGTAAAAATTTCCGCGCAACCCCGACGCGTTTGCAGCGTGGGGTAAAGCTCGGAGTCCATGTTCGATACGTATTCTAATTGTTCCGGCAACAACTCGATTGGGCTCACGGATTCGTCCATTCCGCCAGCTAAGCTCTGTACGACTTCTGATACTTTATCCGGCCGACTCGGCCAATAACCAATCGGCATGATGCATCACTCCGTTTCCGACTTTGCAGATGGATCGACCGGGATCACGCCATTTTGTGGTGTTGCAACGATCATGTCGAATTCTTCTTGCGAAATAAAACGCGGTACACGAGCTTTCAATTTTTCCTCGGACACCGTCTGCATAATCCACATGTTCAGGTACATGTTATAAAACGGGCTACGTTCTTCCACTTTTAATTCCTCCTTTATAACATAAAGTCAGGCATGGCAAATACAGCTTGCTCGGCGTCGTTCACACGCTTTCGAAGCTGTTTGAGTTCTTCCAACATTTCCTCCGGCGTCTGCACGGCCGGGTCCCATTCGCCGTCCAGCTCAAAGCCGCTAAAGTCCGAAATGCCCCGAAAGCAGAAAACTTCGTCCGTGCCGACATATCCGCTAATACTATCCGCCGTCTTGACAATGCGCTCGGCCTCGTACAACTCGCCTGCGAATGTGATTGTTTTCATGCGCGGATGACACCTCCTTGACTCTGTATTTCTGCGGTAGTTCCTGCTGGTTGAGTCCCCGACTTAGCTATCACTCCCCCGGAGCTTGCCCTAATACCAAAGCCATTGGAACTGCCTGCATTTGATATTGAGAGCAATCTGCTACCTACAGAACTTATTGCCGTTTGCGTTGAATTGCTTATCGTGCAATCGAAAATCTGTGCGAAATTACAATAAGCTGCAATAAACTGATTTGATACAGAACTAATGAGAGTAAGTTTCTCGATAAAAATTGATGCAGATACTTCCAAGTAACAAACGTAATTTCTCCCTGGAAACAACGAAGTTGCAGAAAAGTTAGATACTGTAACTGTGCAAAAGCAACCAGTAATTAATAAAGACGAAATTGTGGCAGATCCAGAAGTCGTATAACTACCTCTAATCAATAAAGATCCGGCGCCATAAAAACCCGCAACCGTTACAGCTTCTGCAAAGGTACTTCCGGACTTAGTGTAAATCTCCATCTTGTGTCCAAAGTTAATCATTTTCGGTATAACCGACAATGCCTTCGCAACCGTTTTAAACGGTGTTGTCGTGCTCAACCCGTCGTTCGTATCACTGCCTGCTGGATCCACGTAGTAAATTGCAGATGCCGTTGTGCCGCCTCCACCGCCGCCGGTTCCTGTGTTCCACTTGTCCTTATCGGCCTGCGTAACGTGGATGACGGTATCGTTGGTGTGGGTAGTTAATTCCGTTTGACTCACTTTAGCGTTCCAGGTTGTTTTTTCTGCGTCCGTCACGAAGCGATTGGTCGAATCCTGCTCAATGATGGACGGCGGATGCGTAGCAGGATGCGTGTAATTATTTGCGCCGGATGCTATGCCGTTGAGCTTTGATTTATCCGTGCCGGACATCAATCCACTGTTGCCGCCAGCGACCGCATTCGGTATAGGATCACTCCCGCCCGTGATGTGAGTTTCGGCATGCGCTCCGGGCGCTGAGGTTCCTTGCGCGGTATACGTGACGGTTTTGGTTTCGGGATCCGTCGATACAGCCATGCCGGTACCGGCGGCAAAGGTGATGCTATCGTTTGGCACAGCAGCCTGCACGCCGTTGATCGATCCGAAGCCAGGCCCGCTCGATCCGCCACCTTGTTCCGCCAGCGTATACGCAGCGTCTGCTCTTTCTTGTGCGGCATCCGCGGCGTCCTGTGCAGTATCGGCAGACTGTTTAGCCACAGCAGCCGCACTCTGGGCTGTTGAAGCAGCAGACGCAGCACCGTCAGCGGTGCCCTTAGCTGCATTGGCCGTTACAACCGCTTGGCCGGCTGTGGTCTGGGCACCAGTTGCTGTTTGTTGGGCGGATGCAGCAACGCCGGCAACGCTGTTGATATTCGTCTGCAACGCCGCGTCTTGCTGATCAACGTATACCTTGCTCGCGTTACCTACTGGAGTCAGCTCGCCCAGGGTAATCCCAGCAGCCGCGATTTGCTGAGCAATCAGTTGACTTGCATCGCTCATCACCAGATCACTCCCATCACGTTTTTGATGACCGGATACTCCGGCGTTTCGTCGTTGATCTTGCGATAATCTTCCAAGATGCCGTTGTACCGGGCCGCAAAGTTGTTCACCATGTCGGTGTCCGCATAGTTCTCAGCGATATCGACAAGAGCCCCATAAATCAGTAACTTGTGGAAGTCGGAATCAAGGTCAGGCGCTATCGCAAGCGCACTCTCGCTCATTTGCGTCGGGTAGATGTAATGTGTCAGCACGATTCCACCTGCGACCGTCTTCGTTGGCGTCGGATATAAGCCAAGCGTCTTACTGCCGTTGAAATAGTAAAAGGGTGAACCGTAGCTTCGGGCATCGGTCGCTTGGTAGTCGTATTGCTGTCCGTCCACGATCACGTCAACGAGCGAGGAAAACGGGAACGGCAGCGTATAGAGGAACGTGCCAGCCGTCAGGTTGTACGCATCCTGCGTGATCCGCTTAACTTCCGTGCGATAGAGCATGTTTTGCACATCGTTCAACTTACGGATCACGGACGCGTTGGTCAGGCTATGCGGGTACTTCTCCGCGATCTCCGCGAGGATTTCGGACAGGAGCATAAAGCAGCGCCTCCTTTACAGGCCGAGTTCGACTTTCTCGGATGTGCTTCGATCGATGCGGTCGTTGGCTTCTTCCGTGCGTTTGTACGAGTCTTCCCAGACCTCAGCGACTGCAAGCGGAACTTGGACCATTTCGCCGCGTCGCACGTTGAAGATGATGCCGTTCACGCCGATCGGGTAGTGAGTGTCCTCTTTGTTTTGTGGGTCTTTCGGGATATAAATGGCGCGGTAGCCTTCGGATTGAATGATTTGTTTCATGCCGCGTTCATCACGTGCTGCTTGTTGAATCAATCCTTCTTCAACCTTGTCTGTTTTCTGATTGGTAACTGCCATCGTAGTGGCCTCCTTTACAAATAAAAAGGGAGCCCCTCAGGACTCCCAGAATAGTGTATCTTATACCGATGCAGCGGACTCGTAACGCAGGATTGCCAGCTCTTGCAGACGAACGACGGTGAATGCGCATTTCCATGCGATCGTGTTGAACTGGTTCAGCGGGTCTGCTGTACCAGCCGAACCTGCGCCGTGCACGATGATGTCCGGCTTCATGCTGCCGCCGATGTCCGGCAGACCGTAGCCGCCTTTGCCGAGGAAGATGGTGCCGTATACGTCGATACCGCCAGCGCCAGCAGCCGGGAACACAACGCCTTCGTCCGCGTCGATGAACCAGATGCCGTAAAGTTTGCCGATTACGCCGTCTTTGAAGCCCTGCGTGTTGTTCTCGACGTTGGCTTTCTTCCATTCGTCCGTTTGCATCAAGTCGGCGATAACGTCCGTGTGAACGATAGCGACGTAGCCTTTGCCGCCGCCTGGAAGTGTGAGCGGCTTCACCTTTGCACGGCGCATTGCACGACGTGCTTTGATGATGTCGATCGCCGTGATCTTGTCCGTAGCCGTGATGGTTGCGCGAGACGTGCGGCCGTTTGCGTACAGAACGTTCGTACCAGCAGCCACAATGTCACGGGTGATAACATTGATGGATTGTCCAGCGTTCTCGCCCATCAGCTCAGCGGCTTCCGTCATGATCGGATCAAGGCCGGTCAGGTTCAGGAACTCGGACGTTTTCGTCCAGTTACCGTATTCCTTAACCGTGGCATTGATCTTCACGATGTCGAGGTTCACACCGTCCGGCGTAACACCTTCCGTCAGCGCGGTAGTCGATACAGCGAGGTTGTTCAGGCGTCTCCACGAAGTCGAAGCGCCTTTATTTTTCGGAATGGCTTTCTTCTCGCCGTATTCGGTCCAGACAAGCTCAGGGGTCAGGCGTTCGAGCATCGCGTCTTGGTAAAACTCCGCTTGCTCCGCCGTAAGGGCGTTTGTTCCGGTTGTAGCGTTATACGATTGAACTTGAGTTGGCATGTTCGTGCATCTCCTTTAGGTCACCTGTCCCGCTTTCACGCGCTCGCGGAATGCTTTCTTCTCCGATGGCGACAACGACGAATAGCTCCCATCATTCGAGGGAGCATCAGCACCGAGCGCGCCGACTGCGGAACCGGCGTTTCGTTGTATGTTTTGGATGGTTTCGCGTTGGGCTTCAGCCCTTGCGGATTCAATTTGCTTGTCGTAGGTCATCAACTTGTAGGCTTGCTCGATTTCGAGCCTGTTCTGTACGGCGTATTCAAAGATCGCGTCTTTGTTCGCTTCGAAGTCGGGATATTTGCCTTGCAGATCCATCACTCGAGCCTCGAACTGTCGAGCATGTTCTTGCTCCCGGAGCGTTTGAAGCTCCGTTTTAAGCTGTTGCGTTTCTTGGTTCAGCGGCATCAGGTGCTGGCGAATAACGTCTTCGTCTACGCCGAGTTCTTGCGCTCGACGCTGTACTTCTGCGTCTTGCTTCGCTTTTTGCACGTCCTGCATGAACGCGTCATAGTCCGTATATCCGTACAGATCCATCATCTGCTGGGTGGCCGGATCTCGGTGTGACTTGATTCGCTCTTCGAACTGCTGCTGATATTTCTTTTCAAGCTGCGCTTCACGTGCGGACAAAGCCTTTGCAAAGTCTTTCTCGTCTTTCACGACCTCCGGCTGTTCTGCTTGCTGCCCCGCGTCCGGCGACCCCGCAGTACCCTCGGCCTCAATCGTTTGTTCAGCGGCGGCCTGAACCTCTTCTACGCCCGTATCTTGCTGTTCAAATTGCTGTTCCATCTCGTAACCTCCTGCCGCGCGACGACCACGGCGAATTTAACGTCCGAATTTTGGTAATAAAAAGGGCCTGCGCAGTCTCAGCGCAAGCCCGTGAAGTTGGTATTCAGTTGATTACTTGTCTGTGCTGGCTTTGGAGCTAGTTTCGACGTCCGTTTCCTTCGGCTGCTTCTTGCTTGTTACGCCCGGCTTGTTGACCACGACGTCTTCGACCTTCGCTTTGCCCGGATATCCGTACTCCGTGGCGTAGGACGTGTATGCGGCCGTCTCGTCGTCATCCGTCAGCGCTTTGAGCGTAAAGCTGGTGTAATCCAGCTCTTTTCCGAACTGGTCGTTACCGCGCAGCACTCGCGTTTCGTCGCCGACCTTGAGTTCAACGTCGATGACACCTTCGTTTTGCACAAACAGGTGGTTTTGCTTGCGCTCGTAGCTAAATGTTTCCGTCTTCTTTCCGACTGTGCCGGTTACCTGCGTCACCAAGTCCCCGTTAGTCTGGACCTCTGGCTTGGAAGTCACTCGATTGGTTGTCATGTTAGCCTCCTTGTTGTGTGTATGCTAAACAGCCCCTACAGGCGTCTGTGCGACCTGCGGAGCTATTTGCGATTGCATAGGCATCGCGTCACCCTGCGGCTGCATAGGCGGCGCTTGGGCCTGTTGTGGGGCAATCTGTGGTCCGATGACCTGCAAGATGACGTCCATTTGCTGCATTGGCGGGAGCGATTGGAACTGCTCGCGCTCTTGCGGCTGCATGCCTTGAACGAATTGGTCGATCATGCCGACAACGCCCTTCTGTTCTTCCAATTCCTTGAGCAACCGGTCTCGGAATGGAACGATGGTCTTCGGTGCGTACTTGAGATACTGCTCGTAGGTGATGTGACCACCTGCCAGCGCGTCCGAAAGAGACTGGATTAGCAGCGATTCCGAGTAAGTGCTGCTAGGCCCGACGTCGATTTTGAGGTTTAGACGTTGATCCGCAAAGTCCGAACCGGTGAACTCCAGGCCAAACTCTTCGTTATCGTCGTTTTTGACCGTTACTTGGCGTGGGAGATTGTATTTAACCTTCCACATGTCCTCCCAAATGCGGCCCACGTCCTCGATCAGCCGGTAAAAGCGGCGCTTGATGGACTCAATCGGAATCGCAGCCGCCTTTTGCAGCAGCATGATTGCGGTGGCGTTGAGCTGCGCTGATGGCGCCGTGCCTGTTGCCGCCTCATCTGCTCCGGTCATCTGCCGGGTATAGCCGAGGATGGCTTCGACAAGCCCTGCGGCCGTCTGTGGCATGACTGCTGGTGCCAGATACTCGACACCTGCGCGGTTGCCCGGCGGGCTGCGGTCCTCGATCATTTCCCCAGGCTGATTCGTCACTTTCTCGGGGTCGATAGCACCGCTTTTGTAGATCAGTTTCGGCCAACCGGTCAGCTGTACGGACAGGATCTGCATCGCAATCAGCAGGTTTACGGACTTCTGATTCGGGATCAGACCTTCCGTCTCGCCGATGCCGTGGATGCTCTTACGCCGCCGCTCCCACTGCATGACAGCCAGAGGGTACAGCGTCAGATCGGTTGTCATAGGCTTCTTGATGGTTAGTCCGGCGCACGTTCGCGTGAACCATACCGTTCCATCATGCTTCCAATACTTCGTCAGGACGGTGACCTTACCGCCAGCGTCCGACATCTCCACCTTCGCCATGTCATACCCTTCGTCATTCGTCTCGTCATCCGGCTTGATCTGCTTGGCAATGGCGTCCGACATTCCGTTTGCTTTGGCATAATCCTGCACGCTCCTTACGGATTCTCTGGATGAGATGATGATCCACGGTTGTTTCTGCACATTACGCTGCTGCGGGTTGCCGAAGAAGACGTTAATCGGGTCCAGCACCTCTCCGTACATCTCCCCGATCCACGGAAGCTTAGAGCCGCCTTTGGCATCGCCGTCCCAGTAGTAATGGAGAATCGTCGTGCCGGTGTTGGCGCCGACCTCAAGCCCTTCCTCGTTAAGCTCGTCCTGCTTGATCCGTTCCCAGGTCACCGTTGAGTAGCGGCTGAACAGCTGCCCGACGTCCATGTCCTCAACGAGCGGGACCGCATCGTCGATCTCTTCTGCCGAGAACACCATGTTGATCTGCTCGGACATGACGTTTGCAACCTTGTGACTCTCGACCATCTTAATGACGTTAAAGACCGGCCGCGGAAGCGTTGCTGTACGCCTCGTTGCGGCCGGCCATTGATCACCTGCGCGAAATCGCTCATATTCAGGCCACTTGGTCAGGTAACCCATGCGTCGCAGATACGAGATCCCCGACTTGTATTGCCGTTCAACGTCGCCCGCATTCTTATCGAGCGGCATTACCGTTGCTGTTGCCATTCGCATTCACCACCCCGTCGATATACTCAGCCAGTATCGACTGCACTTCTTGCTTCTGCTCATCCGCTGTAAGCCTCTCAGGCGGCTCCACCTTACCGATCAACTCCCGAAGCTTGGCGTTGATGAGCTGCGCCGTCTCCGGCTCGATGCCGGGGATCTCGAGCAGCTTGGCGAGTTCCGTAATTTCTACCATGCGACGTACTCTCCTCCCGGATTAGGGTTTGCTGTTTGGAACGGGAACGGCGTAGGCTTCGGCGCTTGTGGTGTGTGGATCGCTTTCGACTCCTGCTGACCTCGGCAATAATGCGCGATAGCCAAGCCCATCAGTAAGTCGTCGTGCGCTCCGTCCTGCGCTTCTGGCCGCCCTCTCTCATTCCGGACGAACGTCAGCATTTCATTGAGCGTGTCCATATCGTTGATCAAATGCACCGATTCCCGCACGACCTTCACCAGTTCTGCGATGGCAGCCGGGCGCGTGAGCTTATCAGTGCGGAATCCGTATGCTTGCGTGACCGATCCGGTGTACGTGTCCTCTCGCTCTCGCACGAACATTTCGCGGTAACCCAGATTGGTCAGCGTCTTCACCGGATATGTGCTGAAGTTTGTTTCAATCGATAGCAGCGCGCTGTTGTAGAATCGTCCCAGGCAGTACATCTGCTCCGCATACAAGTCCTCGTCGAACTGGTTGCGATAAGCGGCCACCTGCTCGCCTGTAATGTTGTCAATTACCTGCCCGGTGAAACTGTCCGACCCGTCGCCTGCGGTATCTCCGCCAATCACGTACGGAATGCTGCTTTGCGGGCGTTTGAACAGCTTGATATAGCCGTCCGCATCCGTGACCCACGTGATCGACTCGTCTGTTATGTTGCCGCGCATATCCTTGCGATACGCAAAATACCCCCGTGACACGATCACGTCGTGTGTACGGAGGTAGGCGATGCGCTCATTGACATTCTTAGCAGCGAAGATGGTCTTGCCCAGCACGCCCCATTCTCCAAGGGCGTACACGTCGTAGTAGTAAGGGTCGCTCTCCTTGAACGATTCCAGTACCGCTACGGCCTCTGCGTCCAGGAACTTGTTATCCTTGTAGGTGCTGTGCAGCGTAACGGCGTTGTCCTTTTGCGCATCGAAGAACTCTTTCTTGAGCCAATGGTTCACGTCGATCGGGTTAAAGGTGATAATCATCTGCTTATAGTTCCGCGAGCGGCCCCGAAGACGAATGTCCAGCTGTCGGAAGTCTGCGGCATCAAGCTCTGATGCTTCTTCAATCCATATCGACGTAATGCCGCTAATGGATTTCAGCTTCTCGACGTCGTCCAATCCCGCAAACAGGATCTCGTTTCCATTCGCGCAGGTGATATGCAGATCGCTGCTCGTTCCCTTTGGGATCTTGAACAGCTGCTGCAATCCCCACCCGTAGATAATGTTCTTCAGCTCCATGAACACCGATTCCCGCAGCGTCTTGGCAACCTTGCGTAGCACTAGAATGCGGTGCCCCTGCTCGTTCAGCATGCGGAAGATGAGCTTCTGAGCGGCGAATACGCTCTTACCGGAACCACCACCTCCCATCAACACCAAGTAACGGTGACGATCGGCATAATAGCGGTAGAACTTGTCATTGGTCAGGTTCGGCAGCTCCGTCAGATCCACGTTAATCGTCGGCATCTGGCGTCAGTCCCTTCGGCATCGCAACCTTGATGGTCAGATCACCTTCAACCCCAATGTCCTGCTTATCTCGCCATGAAAGCGGCCTACGGTTCTTCAGCCAGAATATCTGCGCAGTCACGTCGCCAGGCACGTAAACTTCCTCCTGGTAATCGATAACCTCGCCATCGTTGAGAACCTTCTGCTTATTGAGGACAATCTTCTTCGGCAGCGCCTTTTCATACAAAGCATTCTCGACTGTGACGTCCGCGACCTCTCTACCCTTTTTTAAGGCTTCTGCCAATTCTGGATATTTCGTTTGGTAGTCGCAAAGCGTAGACAATCCCACGCCAAGCTTTTCAGCTACGCCTTCCAGAATCATGCCGTCCCGAGTCCAAGCTTCGATAAGCAGGAGTTTGGGTTCAACATGCGATTCGTATTTACTTCTCCGCCCTCCTGCCATCGCACTCTTCCTTTCTTTCATCTATATTCCGCTCACCCTACTTCGCCGTCACCTCCTGCGGCTTTTGGGGTCTAGTTTGCGGTTAGTCGTGTTCGCGCTCAGCATCAGTCAGATATCTACGTCTGACCTGCTCGTTTTGCCAATCTGCCTCGGTCATGATCTTGCCGTTTTGGACACTACTGAATCTCCGCCAGTCAACTTGATTTTGATTAGCGAACATCACAAGCGGAGCAGGCGGCGCGTCGATCGCCTTATATGTGATGCGCACCCGGTGGAACGGGTCTGCGAGTCACCAGATGAACACAGGCACCAGACGCGTGGGGGCTCTCGTCGGTGCCTGCTCTTTACCTGTTACCATTTTAGCACGGTTGTACGAGAATAAACTGCCAACAAAGTGCCAAAAAACTGCCACTCATTTCTTCGGGTAAAACCATACCGCGATGTTGAGCGCCATACCGATCGTCTTAATCGCCCGCTGCTTTGCCCGGATGTACGTCCGCTCACTCATGCCGAGCTTATTGTACACCTCGTAATCATACACCGGCTGCGTCTCCAGATACCGCAGTTCGATGATTTGCCGCTCGTCCGGCCGCAAGATGTTCAGCGCCCGTTGAAGCAACTCCCACTGCTGCTTCATCTCCATGTCGACGTCTGCGTTGCTGATTGCTGCATCCTCGACAGGCTTGCTTACCCCGCTGTTGCTGCTATAATCTCTCACTGCATAATTCGGCGTCATGGCCGTTTCCTTGCGTACCGCAGCCGTATTGCGCCACATCAGCGCTGTTTCGATGTACTCTTCCACTCGCTTGCGCGTCTCGATGTGGTGGATCTCCCGTACTCTGAACGACATTTGCTCCACTCTCGCCTGATTACCCACTCAGATCCCCACCTTATGGTATAATAGTAGCGAGTCTCAACTCAGATGCCCCGCGCGGCCGCCAAGCTTGCGGGGCTTTGTTGCGTCAATCCCAAGCGAGTGCAACCAGACGATCCACCTGCGCCGTTGTCTGCCCGTAGTTTCCTTGCAACGTGACGAACTTCCCTTTGTACACTTTCATGCGAGTTAGCTTTCCTTGACGCCCACTATAAATCTCGCCGTCCTCCGTCGCGTAGTAGTGTCGATGCCCGGGCACTTCGCATACGCGCTTTCCGTTCGGCGCTTCATAAAACTTCGCGTCTTCGATCCGCTTCTTCCGCGCCTTTCTCGACTCACTCTCCTTCATCAAGAAATCATCGTTCTTCGCTGGCAAATGCTTATCCGGCCCAATCAGCTCCAGATGCCGCAAGAGTCGGTACTGCTCCCAATGCTCAGTGTCCTTTCCCGTCGCCGCGACTGGGCTGATCTGCTTGTGTAAGATGGTCATGGTTGCTCCCCCTTTTCAAATTCCTTTCTTTGCTGATCCGCATACTGTTCCATTTGTTTCTCAAAGATTTCCCGGAATTGCTCGGCTCGCTCTTTCAATTCCGCTTCATCGTCCAACAATTCAGTGATACGCTTTGCTGCTTTTTCAGCTGACGAACGGAACATCGTAGTATTCATGGATTTGATGGTGGTAAACGATGAGCGCGCCGATGATAAGCCGAACCGCAGCTTTCGATTTTCCCATCCCAACCGTTCACACTTCACTTTCAACGCCTCGATATACCGCAGCATATCCACCGCCTCTTGCGCCGCATGATCTGCAAGTTGCTCAGCGCTCCACGATGCCGGATTGAGCGGCTCCGGGTACTTAGCAGCCGCCTTGATGTTCTGCTGCTCCTCAGCGCGCAGGAAGCGTTCGTGAGCGTCCTTGTACAGCGGGTGGTTGTTCTGGTCGTCGATGGTCATGTCGCATCTCCTTCCGCTGGATACCAACTTAGTCGACTTCCGTCCGTTGCGATATACTCGAATGCGACCATATCCGGCGTTTCCGCTTTACGCTTGGCATATTCCTTTTCCATATGCTCGGCTACAGCCGCTACCGCCTGTTCCGTTACGTCGTGGCTCTTTTCGTTGCTGACGAAGTATCCCGCTTTCGGACCTTTCTTGCCGCGAGCGATCCGAATTGTGTTATCGAGCCAACTGCGAACGATTACGTAATTCTCCCATTTTACCGGCATGGATTTCCCCAACCTTTCGACATCAACTGAATTGCCTCTTCCCGAGTAAATCCCTTGTCCATGTAAGACTTTAAAATACGACGCGCTTGTTCTGCCGGACCGATCGAACTCCCCCTTGCAATCGGAGGCGGAATGAATGGAGGCGGCATTTTGCTTTGTTCTTCTCTCGTTAAAAAGTGATACGGCTTCATGGTTTATTCCGCTCCTTTCAGGGCTGCCCGCAACCTCGCTGCTTGTATGTCGGCCATCTCTATAGCAAACCCGTAGGTCAACGTATGGAATTGTTCCAGCATGTTGGCTACGTTTTCCATTTCCGCCCGCAGCCGCTCGATCTCAGCCCGCATATTCTCCGCCGTAGCTTCCGCGTCTCCTGTTGGCAGCGCGTCGTACCAGGCTTGTTTGAGTGCTTTGGCGTTGTCTCGTTGTTCTTGTCCCCATTTAAGGGCAGATTCTGCTTCGGATTTGAGTCGATCGATCTCCTCAGCCTGCCTGTTTATCTGTTCATCCTGCCCGACAATAATCTCGCCCGATCGCTCGATTTCACGGTCCCGCTCCTGCACCTTCGCCGTCAGGTCGCGGATCTCGTGTTCCTTGTCCTCGACCAATCGGCACATCTGATCTCGGTCGTGTTGAGTGTCGGTGATTACGGCGTTCAGGCGGTCGATTTCGCTCAACCAATATCCCGAAATGTCTAACAGCGGTTCGACGGCCCAGGCCGCGCAAGCAAGATCTTCGCCGTTTTGCAGCATCCGTCTGGATTCTTGGAGTCGCGCCCGATCCTTCACCGGGTCCCGCTGCTCTGTTCTCTCTTGGCTCATGCCCCGGCCCCTTTCTCGCGTTCCTCGCGCTGAATTTGCAGCAGCGCTGGAGCAACCTGACGCTTGATGTCCTCCAGCAGCTCCAGCGTTTCGTGCATCGTCATGCCTTCGTCCGTGATGCAGGAAGTCATTCCGGCCACGATCAGTTGATGATTGAAATTGTTCGGGTCGAAATGATCCCGTTCAGTTCGCGTCGTGACAATACGCTCTCCAATTTCCGCGAACCGCTTTTCTGTGATGTACATTGTCCCACGCTCCTTATATGCTCAAACGAGCAATTTTATTCCCGATCCATCCAGCAGCAGCGATTCCAACGAGTACCAGCACCCCGATTCCGACCTGCTTCAAGGTCAGGATCTCGGCGCCCCATACCGCCCATCCGAGAGTGAAGCCGGCCGCTCCAAACGTCAGGCAACCTATCAGCAACATCGTCAAGATCACGGCCGGGATCGAATCTCCGTACATATGCAGTCCTCCTTATATGCCCCGTAGGGCTATGATTTGTTGCGGTAATCCAGCTTCGTGTGGTCACGGTGTCGCCAGCCAACGATGTCCGCAAAGTCGAATGATTTATCGCAGACCGGGCAAGCGGGTAACATCGTCCCTTTTCGATAGTCACGTTCCAGTCGCTTAAAGATAACGCTGCGCGGCTTTTCTTTCTGCCATTGGATCATGTCGTTGTACATTCGCTTATATTGTTCGTTCACTCGTTCGTGCATCGTCGCCATTTCCATAATCGCTTCGAACGGATCGACATATAATCCGCAGTCACATAAAACCTCGCGATTCTTCGTGTCGATCGTGAACCGTCGGTCCTTGCATACGCATTTGCGCGGCTTGTTCCGTTCGATACGCAATACGTCGAGTTGGATCAAGTTACTTTCGTCCACGCCATCCCTCCTTTGCCCGACCGGAGTCGGGCGGTTTGGTTTATCCCTGACGCTTTTTCAGCAGCTCGCACGCTGCGATCAGCACATCTTGCGCTTGTTCCATTGACACCGGCGTTGCGGATCGTTCCGCCACTTCTTCAAGGAATTCATATTGCAGGAACCAGCCGCCCGATCGTTCCGGTTGGAGCGGGAAAAGAATTCCCTCTTCGGAATACATGATCAAACCTTTTTCCGAGTCCCATACATCCGCTATCTTCTCGCCGAAGGCTAGAGCAGCAACGCAGAAGGTTTCTTCATCTCCATATCCGAGCGCGAGTTCCCGCGAAATTCCGACCTCTTCGAGCGCTTGCAAATTTTCTTCACTGCTTTCGACCAGAATCCAGCCTTCTTCGCCGCCTTGTGTATCAACCCATTCCAAATCGTTCAGCACATTCAATACCGCTTGCTTTTGCTCTTTATCCATGTCGTATCGTCTCCTTTGATTTAAAATATCATCCGTAAAACTCAGTCAACCCCCGAAGGGCCCAACCCAGCAAAGCTCCGAGCAGATAACATACAACCCCGTAAATCGCGATGACCCAGTTGAATTTGCGCTTCATCCTGCACCTCCCGTTATCACGTCGATGATCGCCTTCAGCCCCTCCCAAGCCAGCCACAGCGTACCCAGGATCGCTCCCAGGTACACCAGCAGGCCAATGGATACTATAAGGGAGCGACCGATCATTCTGGTCGATCTGCGTATACCAATTGCACTTCTTCGAACCAGTCCTCCGGCAGAATGTCTTTGGCGACTTGGCACCAATAACCGAGTTCTTCTGCTGCTTCTACCAAAATAGCGATCGCTTCTTCAGGCGAAACTTCTTTTCCATCCGCGAAATACTTGCCGTCGATCACTTCGAATTCTCTTGGATCTTTCTGATGCAAATTAACTTTCACGTTTTCCATGTTTATCCGCTCCTCTTAAAATAGTGTCAGTTCCTCGGCAGGCTCTACCCAACCGAGTTCAATCCAGCGTGGCTCCGGGTCCAGAATCGGCGTTCCCGGACGCTTGCGCTCGGCCCACTCCTGCGCTCCCGGTGTACCCATGCGGTCAGCTAGGTCGAGTGTGGCGGTGTATCCGGTTTGGGTTACGATGTAGGTCATGCGAACCCGTCAAGTCTGCTGTGCCACTCGTCTTGTTGCTTGCGCCGATCATCAATGACCTTCTGGTACGCCGCCTTTTCTTGCGCTCCGCCCTTGATGTGTTCGCAGTCCATCATTTCGTCGAGATTGTTACCGAATAAGTGGAAAATGCTCTCCGGATCTGACCATCCTTCAAGCATCATGCCAGGCGCTTCTTCCCATCCTCCGCCCATGTCATCGTCATAATCGAACAGATGTGGCTGCATCATGATCGTTTTTCCGGCCAACTCTTCTAAACCGCAGTTTGCGCACCATTCAGGGCCGAATTTAATGCTGTCTCCTGGTTTAAAGTCGATTGCTTTGCCCACTGTTTCCCCTCCGCTCAAAATAAAGTCAGTTGCTCCGCTTCCTCCGGCAGTTCGAGGGTGATCTGCTCCCCCTTATGCCCGCAGGCTGGGCAGGTGTATCGGTCTCCGGTTTGCTGCAGGTCTGCTGTGCAATCGGGGCATTCGGTGATCATGACGGCATCAGCTCGAATTCGATTTCAATGCGTGGATTCTTGCGGTCAATATCAACATCCATCACTCTTGGGAGCGCGGTCTTATCGTCTGCGTATATCCCTGCTTCTTCCAACGCATCGGCGATCAGCTTGATCTGATTGTGCGAATCGCGCCGCTTGGCGTCCGGAAAGAAGAACCACAGGCGTACGATGACTTTGCTTGTCGTTGTCTTCCATCCGTTGCAACGCATCCAGTAGCGGGCCAGGATAATAATGTCGTTGTAAACCTGCTCAGCCTTCTTTGTCTTCACGCGGATGCGCCGGCCCTTGATCGTCACGTTGCGGTACATGTGATTCACGCTAGGAAATACGCCCGGCAAGATCAGCTTATCCATCGCTCACCCTCCAATCATCTTGTGAAAGTGCTCCATCCCTTCCTCAACCTTGCTGAGCGGCAGCCCTTCAAACTCCGCCTGCAACTGCTCCAGCGTCGGCACACGACCCGTTGCCATGTACATGCGCTTGGCGACTTCGAACACGACCCAGCAGCTCACTTTGTCGGAACCTTCCGCAGCGTTCCCGTCAACCGATGCTGCGCCATGAGATACCCGTCACCTACGCGCTCAATGAGCCAGTTGTCTGCGTTGAGGTTGTTCGCCGTCAGGACTGCTTTCTGCGCCCTCGTGGGCTTTTTGCCTTGTTTCATGGTTGCGCCTCCTATGCATACTGCTCGTGATAATTCACGAACTTGTTGAAGTTCTTCAAGAACACCAGCTCGACCGTTCCGACGGGGCCGTTACGCTGTTTGGCGATGATGAATTCGGCGCGATCCTTTTTTTCAGTATCCGCGTTGTAGTATGAATCCCGATATAAGAACGCCACGATGTCGGCATCCTGCTCGATCGAGCCCGACTCCCGCAGATCACTCATCATCGGCCGCTTGTCCTGACGCTGCTCGACAGCTCGGCTAAGCTGCGATAAGGCAATGACTGGAGCTTCCAGTTCCCGTGCCAGCTGCTTTAAGAGCCGCGAAATCTCCGACACTTCCTGCTGACGGTTCTCTGTCCGCCGGCCGCTGGTGATCAGTTGCAAATAGTCGATAACAATCAAGCTCAGCCCGTGCTCCCGCTTCAGTTCCCGCGCCGACTGCATAATTTCGTAGATGCTGATGCCCGGCGTGTCGTTGATGAACAGCGGCGCTTCGGACAATGTCGCAATTCCCATCGTCAGTTTTGTCCAGTCCTCGTCCGTTTTCAGGTCTCCGGTTCGCACTAAGCTCGCGTCCAGATTTGCTTCCGCGCAGACCATCCGCTGCATCAGCTGCACTTCGGACATTTCGAGGCTGAATATCGCGACGTTCTTCTCTGCGCGTACCGCGACGTTCTGAGCGATGTTGAGCGCGAACGCCGTCTTTCCCATCGAAGGTCGTGCTGCGAGGATGATCAGGTCGCTTTTCTGGAAACCGGCCGTCATCCGGTCAAGATCTGCGAAACCGGAAGCGATTCCCGTGATGCCACCTCGATTCGGATCGTTGGACAGCTCCTCTACTCGGTCATACATCAGCCGTGCGACGTCTTTCCCGGTCTTAAACTTTTGCTTCGGCGCCGCCTGAGCCTGCAAATCCTGCACCGTCTGCTGCATCTGCGCCAGTGCATCACTCGCCGTATCACTCATCAACGCCGCCTTACCGAACTGGCTGCCCGCCAAGATGATTTGTCGCTTGATATGCTGCTCGCGGACAATCTCGACGTAAGAGACGACGTTTACCGTTTTAGGGACCGAACCAGCCAGTCGAGTCAAGTACGATGGACCGCCAATCCGTGCAATTTCTCCGCTGTTCAGCAGTTCTTGGTTGATCGTCACCGAGTCAATCGCCTTCTGTTCCCGGTACAGCTTCAGCATCGCACGGAAGATGATCTGGTTACGCTGATCCAAGAAAGCTTCCTCGGGGAGTTCGGCAGCCGCATCCATCGCCCGCTGGTCAATCAGGATCGCCCCAAGCACGCTGTTTTCGGCATCTTCGTTGTAGGGTAGCTGGATGGGGTCACGCATGCTTAGCACCTCGTTTCAGTCCAATTCCGCGTCCCCAGCATTTCATGACCGGATAGGTAACGATGATCTCAACCGCATCCGTGTCATACTCATCTTCGTAATCATCTGGCTCCGCTACGGATACATCACAGACCGCTTCAAAGCGGATATGCTCCACGTAAGAAATTGGCATTTCGAGGCTCCATGTGTTGATGATACCGCCGCCGCAATTTATCGCTTCTCGTACGACATTCGTATCGTGTGTCATTCCGCCGGCTCCCTCCCAAACAACCTGTCCATCTGCTCCTTGATGTGCGCCGGAACCGGAATCGGCTTCCGCTGCTCCTGCTCCCGGATGAACGCCTGTGTTTCGCGCTTAATGCGTTCGTGGGCGTCGGTGTAGCCGTTTCGAACTTCGGAAGGCGTCGGCATGAATCGACTGCCCTTAAAATGCTCCAGCACGTTCTTGCGAGCCAGTTCGTAAGGCATATCAGCCAGAAGCTCGGTGTACACCTCCACCGTCCCCCGCTTGATCTCGACGTTTGGCATGGCCGACGAAATCACATCGAAAAGGTTAATCACTTCGCTCTTGTTCACGTCTCCGTTCCTCCTCTCGCATTTGTTCCAGCAGGTTCATCGACTTCTGCTGCCGATTGCCGCCGCCTGCTGGTTTGTTTGTCTGCTGTGCCTTCTGCTCGCGCTGTGCCTCTCGTGCAGCGTCAAACGCTTCAGCCGACTCTATATCCATCGCACCAACCGCAAAGTAATCCTTCACGATCCGGTCGATTAAGCCAAAGCTGTATCCGGTCGAAGCGAGTGCCGCCCGTTCCAAAGCCCGGACAAGCACCGCCTCTTCCATCCCGTCGTCCAGGTAGCTCCCCAGACGCTGTGCTTGCATCGGGTTGCAACTGAATCCAAACACCCGTTCATGGGCTTGGTAAAAAGTTTCGGGCTTTTCGGTTGTCAAGGATTCGTCACCGCCAGCAGAAGATGCAGAAGAAGAGCTTTTAAGATCTTTAAGTTCTTTAAGATCTTTATAGTTGTCCCTCCTGTTGTCCCTCCTGTGTTCCGTTTGATGCCCCTCTCGTTGTCCCTCCTGTTGTCCCTTTTGAACAATCGGGAAGTGGATCACCGAATATTTACCAGCCATATTGACTCGACCGGACTTCTTGTAACCGATCCGTCCGAGGTCGGTAAGGATCTGTCTGGCTCGGTCGAACTCTTTTCGACTCAAGCCCGCATTCGCTTGGAGCAGGGCGCTTTTTACTGTAAATTCCGCCGGCCACCCAGCCTTATTACAAACGGCCATCAATTCATGCCATAATGCAATTGCGCTGGCAGGCAAGGGGTTCACTTCCTTCCATTGATGGAAGGCCACCACTTGCTCTAAGTAATCCATGTGCTCACCTACTCACCTTGCTGGAATTCTACTTTCAGCCGCAGCTTCAGCAGATGAATCTCTTCGAGCGTGGATGAAAGAGCGTTCCGCCAGCGACTCATGTCTTCGTAGGCGTCTGCTTCTTTGTCCCGTAGCTCCTTCACCGCGATCTCCGCTTCCTGCGCCTTATTCTTCGTAGCGTCTCGGTGCGCGATCGCTTGCTCGTATTTCCGTTGTGCATATACGCGCTTGTAATCGCCGTCCATCGTTGAGGAAATGCGTCCGATATACATGTAGCAGTTTTTCAAAAGCGTGATCTTGCGGAGCAGGGCGCCGGGGTTATCCTCCGGCAGCCCGTCCGCTTCATTTCTTAGCAGCACGACTTGTTCGATATAGTTGCTAATGTCCTTCGCCATCAGAATGTCAGGTCGCCTTCATTCGTCGTCGGCGCCGCTCCTTCATAGTTGTTCAGGAACTCAATGAACTTGCTGGCTTCCCATTTCGTCAGCGCATCGATCCGGTCTTTGCTGTAGACGCTTAATGCCTCGAACACCGTATCGTTTGGAACCTTTTTCTCCTTGACTAGCTTCTTGCACAACCCAACCTGCGCTGGGCTGATGCCGTTTGAATCCGACGCTTGCGCGGATCCCTGTTGGCGGTTCTGAGCCGGCTGCCGTTGCTGTTCCGGTCTACCGTTGCTTCCTGCATCGTGACCGTCGTCATCTTCTTCAGATGCGATACCCAGCGCACCTGCCAGCTGGTACCTTCTGGCGTAAGTGATCGAGGAACCCGCGCCTTGTGCGTTGAACTCGGTTACTCCGTCTTTCTTTTTTTGCAAAGCCGGGAGTTTGAGAACGTCGGTTTTGATCCATTCCCCTGACTCGTGCATGACAATGGTCTGTACAGCGGCGTCCTGTTCAATGGTGAACGTGTTTTGAATGTACGAAAGGCCATTGTTTTTGAGTGGTTCCGTAATCACGTCTACGATGCCTTCCAGCTTTACGTACTTGCTGTTGAAGTGCGGGTTCTTCGCATCCTTCTTCGGCTGCTTCACTTCGGCTTGGAACTTGGATAAGGCCGCTGCGATTGCTCCGATGCTTGGACTCATTTCCATGCTGACGGCCTCCTATTTGATCCGAATGGATTTCTCTTGCACGATCTCGGTTCCCGGTACGGCTTGCCCGGCTTTCCATGCCTTTGCGACTTCTTCCTTCATTAATGAGCGCGTTGGTTGCGGAACTTTGAAGTAGCTTTCAGGAATTGCGAACTCGTCCACCACGACCACTTTCGGCGGGTTGTTCTGGATGCCGATCGTAAACAGCGGCGTCTTCACCTTGTCCAGCTCCATCACCGTCATGCTCGTTTGCATGCATTCTTTGAGGTATGTCGCGTTGTTGAGCATCGACGATCTGCGCGCTTGCAGGCGCTTGATTTCGGCGTCCAGTACGTCGCCTTGCAGTTCGAGCGAACGGACCACGCAGGCGGTGTTACCGATCTTCTCTTCGATCTTGCCGCCCAGTCCGTCCAGCATAGCGTCCAGTTGCTCGCGGTCACCGCCGTCAGCAGCGAGGTCAAGTAAGTCCTGGTATTTCTCGGTCAGGTTATGCAGGTTCATTCGAATCAGCCTCCTTTTGAAGTTCGACTTCTGCTTGTTTCAGCTTGTCGATCGCATCCGTCAGGTCGTCTCGCATGAAGCCGGCCACCGACTCGAACACGGCTGCCGGGCTTGCGAGGTATGTTTCGTTGCGCAGGCGTTCGAGCATGGAGATGACTTCGTTGAGTTCGTTCATATCAAAGCTCCTTTACGAGTTCTTTAAGCGAAGTGATTACGTCGCCGATATCTCGATGTTTGTGTGCACCTTCAAGTGACTCAATGATTGAACGAATCTCCGTTTCGACATGGGCTGTCACATCTTCCAACTTCTCACTCAGCAATGAAACCGCCTCGTTTGCTTGATCCAAATCGTACTGGACATCGTTCAAACGATCTTTTACCGCTTCAATCTCTTGTTTCAAGGTAATTCCCCTTCCGTCTACGCTGCCACCGTGGTATAATGGCCGTAGAACATTTGATATGCGACCGTTTAGCGTCCCGTTACCGCGGGACGTTTTTTCATGTCTTGCTCGGACCAGTACACTGTTGCTGCGGTTTCCCGCTACTCTCCCGGCCTACTTGGACCGGGATGGTTTCGGCTGATTACCGATCAGCGCTCGTCAGGCGGGTTAGGTGTTGCGTATATGAGAATCACGTACATCGCGATCATTGGAAAAATGAAGATCCAGTCAGGCATTGCTTTCACGTCGATAAGGCGCTACAATAAGTCCTACAATGTTTTTGCAAATACGCTTCGCTTGAGTCCAGCCCCCCAGCTGGGCTTTTTGCGTTTCCATGCGTTTGATGTCGGCGGTCAGTTGTGCGATTTCTCCGTCGATCCAATCGTGTCCAGCTTCGAGTACGCAGCCGCTTTGCTTCATGCTTGCCAGTTGCATCCGGCGGTGATCTGCGGCGTGTTGGCGCAGGATCAGTTCGTCACGCTTCATTGCGATTAACATATCGTTCACGCTCCCACTTCATTGATTTTGCAAATCGTATTCAAAGCTTCCGGCCCGTACATATAAGCCACGAAGACTTCCATCGTATCCGTCACTTTCGCCCAATCCATTACCGTGTTCATGTCTGGTGACTGCTTGCCGCTTTCCAGTCGGCTGATGCCGCTCGGATCACGGTTTAAACGGTGTGCCAGTTCTTCTTGCGAGAAGCCCGCTCGTTCCCGGCACGCTTTCATGATGCTGCCCAATTTCACTGTTCTGCCCTCCCTTCATGCTTGATTCGCATGTGCGTATTCCGCATGGGAGTCCTTACTTGATTGCTGTATGATGTAATCAAGCGGCCCCCACAGTCGCTGTTACATCGCTTTCCTCGCTTGATAACGCCTTTCGAACGCTTCGCTTTCTCGCTCTCGCTTCAAATCCCACTCAGCGTCCTTCTTGAGCATGCAGGCGTCCATCAGTACGCCGCTTCTCTCGTAGTCGCTAATCAAATCCCCGTTCTTGCTGTACCGGTTGAGGCTCTTTTGAAGGGCCTCATCTGCTTTTATGCCTTGCAGGTACATCCGGATCGCCGTGGCGCTTACGCAGCCCCAACGCGACGTCGGTGTCAGCCAGGCGAACTCACGTTCATCATCCGGCATGCTGTTCCCGCTCCTTCCGCGCCGCTTTGATCTGATCGGCGTATTTCAGGTTGCTGAGCGCCAGCAGCTTGTGCAGCTGGTTCCACGCTTTCTCGGATAAGCCGGGGTTGTTTGGTTTTTGGATGGGCTTCATTTAGCCGACCTCCTTGTCATAATGACTCTTTACGGGACATTCTTCTTTAAAAAAAATCTCCCATTTAACTTTGACTACACGAGCAATCGCTTTAGCCGTCTTAACGGAAGGATTTTTCTCGCCTTTTTCAATGTGAGAGTAGAAGCTGCGGGAGATTCCAGCCTTATAGGCTACGGATTCTTGAGTCATTTTCTGCTTGTCCCGAGCTTGCCTGAGCCATGTTCTCAATGTTTCCACCTCCGTTCGAATGTCTCTTAAAGGGACTTTCTGATTTGATTATATGTCACCATATGGGTCATGTCAACACAATTTGCGCCTTTTAGTGACATTTATTTTAAGTCACTCAAAGAAACATTAGAATAGGAGGTATCCTAGAAAAGTTGGTGTGTAAAATGTCAGTGTTTGCTAAGAGACTGAAAGCAGAGCGAGAGAAGCGGAAGGCTAAAGATCCACGCTGGACGCAAGGTTATGTCGCGGACTTAATTGGGGTGGCGAGGACTACGTACACGTCATACGAGAGTGCAGCGAAAGAGCCTCCTTTCGAGACATTGACCAAATTGTCTGAAATATTCGATGTATCCGCAGACTACTTGCTCGGCCGATCCGTAGCCCGAACGCCTGAGCATGGCATGGCGTTTTCTGGCGGCGGCAAGGACTGGACAGAGGAAGAACTGCGCATGGCCGAAGCGATCGCAGCCGCGACCATCGAGAACATGCGCAAGCAGCAAGGTAAATAAGACGACGGCCCTTGATGCCGGAGGGCCGTTTCTTTTACGCATATATCGAACATATATTCCCACTAAGGGGGAAGTTTATGCTGCATGGATACCGACCGACGCATTTAGAGACCTGTATCTGCCACTTGTATTTAGAACACGGTTTTCACCTGGACTTCCACGCAGCTGCGACGATCTGGGGCGTGCAGATCATTTACAACGCTCTCCCGGCCTTTAGCTTCTGGGTCGAGACGATCCGGTTCATTTCGCTCGACAGCCGAACGAATACCGAGCAGCAGCGCGCAGACTTTTACCACGAACTCGGCCATCTGGTACTGCACGACGGCAGGCAGCTCGGCTTGCATACGCTGATGGTGCAGCTTCAAGAGTGGCAGGCGCAGCGGTTCCAGTTGATCGCTTCGATGCCGTACGTCCTTTTCCCGCCCGAGCGAAGGACATGGGATGAGTATGCGTGGTTGTTGTCGCAAACGTTCGCGGTTCCGGCCGATGTCGCCGCGCGGAGGGTCGAAATGATCCAGGCGCGTCGGCCTATATATGAAGGGAGACGATAAGATGAAGGCGGCGGTATATATCCGGGTCAGCACGGATATGCAGGCGGAGGATGGGTTTTCGATCGAAGGGCAGCGCGCTAAACTGAAAAGCTTTGCGGATTCGCAGGACTGGGAAATCTTCGAGGAATATGTTGACGACGGCTACAGCGCCAAAGATCTCAAGCGTCCGGCTATGACGAAGATGCTGGAAGACATGGAGATGCAGCGGTTTGACGTTGTGCTGGTGTACAAACTGGACCGGCTGACTCGTTCGGTTATGGACCTGCATGCTTTATTGAAGAAGTTCGATCGGTACAGCGTGAAATTCAAGTCGTCCACGGAGATTTTTGAGACGACGACAGCGATGGGACGGTTCTTTATCACGCTCGTCGGCGCTATGGCGGAATGGGAGCGCGGTACAATCTCGGAGCGGGTCCGATTCGGCGTTGAGCAGATGGTGAAGGAAGGGCGACGTCCGGGCGGCGTTATGCCCTACGGGTACACGCAGGAAGGCGAGTTGGTCGAAGCAGAAGCCACGTTGATCCGGCGTGCCCGGCAGCTCTACATGGACGGTATGGGCTACAAGTCGGTCGCAATGAAGCTGAACGGTGAAGGCGAGCTGCGGCGCGGAAGCTTCTGGACGAGCGCTACGGTTGCGTACACGATCGAGAATCCGTTCTACGCGGGCATCATACGCATGGGTACAAAGACAGCAGCAGGTAACTATGTGAACTCTAAGAAGGATGAGCGCGTGAAATGCGTGTACGGGACCGGTACGCATCCGGCTATCTTTACCGTTGAGGAGTACGAGCAGACAAAAGCCTTTATGCAGCGTAAATCGAGCGGAGGATTCAGCCGGATCAGCACGTATTGGTTCAGCGGCGTGCTACGTTGCGGTCGGTGCGGCGGCGCCATGTTCGGACGGCTGACCACCAAACGCTCTACGCGCGGCGGCGACGTGCGCACGCAGTATTATATCTGCAATAACCGTCACCATAGCAAAACGTGCGACATGCCCGTCTTCCGGCAGGTGCATGTAGAGCATTTGGTCATGGAGTACATCAAGCAGGTGAAAATCGACCTTGAACAACTGAAAGATGAATCGTTACAGTTGGAAAACCAGCAGATCAAATCCGATGCGGAACTGGCGGAATGGCGAACGGAACTTTCAAAGCTCAAGGATCGGCGGGAACGGTGGCAATACATGTTCGTGGAAGAATTGATTGACCAAGCCAGCCTGCGGAAACATTTGGCCGAGGAGAATCAAGCCGAGCAGCTGATCCGGGAAAAGATCGCGATGAACCAAAAAATGCTGTCTGGTATCCCAAAGGTGGACCAGCTCGCCGATCTGGAAGAAGTGTGGCCGCTGCTGGACGATACGGAGAAAAAAGAGTACGTCTACCTGCTATTCAACGAAATCCACATCAACACGCCGCACACGAACCCCAAGGGCGTCAAAAACAAGTTCTTCGAATCGTACGTGCAAGACGTCGTGTTCAATTGATGCTTACACAGAGTAGCAGATGGGGAACCGTCATGCCCTGTATTCATGGCTTGAAGCATATCTAGCGCCTCCGCACCCCGAACTTCCCCGACCACGATCCGGTTAGGGCGCATCCGCAGCGAAGAACGAATGAGATCCCGGATCGAAATCTCGCCTTTTCCCTCTACGTTCGCATTGCGCGTCTCCAGCGAGACCAGGTTGGGCACGGTAACGATCTGAAGCTCAGCCGAGTCTTCGATCGTGATGACCCGTTCGTCCGGCGGTATGTATTGCGACAGCGCATTGAGAAACGTCGTCTTGCCTGAACCCGTACCCCCGCTGATAAAAATGTTGTACCGACTGCGCACCAATGTCTTCAAAAAGTCCGCAGCATCCGTATCTAACGCTCCCCTACCGACGAGATCGTTCATCGTCATCGGCTTCTCCGGAAACTTCCGGATCGTCATGGTCGGCCCTTTGAGCGCGATCGGAGGCAGCACCACGTTCACCCGGGAGCCGTCTTTGAGACGCGCATCGACGATCGGCGACGATTCGTTGACGACGCGGTTGACGCCCGATACGATCGTCTGCACGATATCCTCCAACTTCTCCTTCGATTCAAAGGTCTGCGGCACACGACGTACCTCACCATGACGCTCGATAAAGATTTCCGTATGCCCGTTGATCATGATCTCCGTCACCGTTTTGTCGTCCACCAGCGGCTGCAAAAT